AGTTTGCCATCACAAAGGTGTCATAATCAATACTCAGAGACTGGGCCACAATGTCACCATTATCATCTTCCACCGCAAAAGAAAGACCGCTTGCAATAGACTTTGTCATGACATCTGCAAATGAGGTGACAAAATCGCAAGTGGTAAATTTAAGAGCCACGGAAGTAGGCTCCTGGGCAACAAAAGTGCGTGCAGTAAATGCCATGGCACGAGACACATCTTTGAGAGTTAGTTTGAACATTTGTATCAAACTCACCTAGAACTACTTTTATGTTCCATATGTCGATATACTCAGGCATCTTCTAGAAGTCCTTGTTCAAGGTCGTTTGCTGGCTGAAGTTTGGATTTTAGTCTTTCATTCTCTTTGATCAGGCTTGCGACTTTCTTTCTTTGTTCCTGAATTTCTTTTGAAACAACCTTTGGCTTTGTAAACCCTCCTGGTTGGCTCAGGGGGGTGGGTAGCCAGTACCCCAGAATGCCAGAGATGAGGGACATGTATGCAGCATCTATCCCATGGACGGCAAGCATGGTTCCGCTGAATGCAACAAGACTCCCAGAAAGAAGTGCCTGTGTCCAGAACATGTACCTCTTGTTGCTGTACTCCTGATGATTGCTCACATGTTCCTGAAACTCATCAAAGTCTAGTTTCCCAGATTCTACCATATCAAATATTTTCCCATACATCTTACCATTATCTGTGAGAGCAACTTCTGAATTCTTAGACCAGTTAAACATTTGATATTATAATATGTGTTTTTGTTAAATGGTTTTTTACGCATTTGATGTGATATCATTCCTAAAGAAACTTGTGAAAAATGATACCAAAGTGGTGTGTAGACGAGGGTCTTGGGTTGTTCTGACAAAGAAATCCGGAAATTTGTAACTTCTTGGCATGGCTGACGTTTGACCAGAGAAACATTATTACAAAAGAGTGAATGAGCCATCAGCCATATCCATGTCCAAAGGCATGAAACGGATTTTCCTGATGCGTTCTCTCTCTGCGTAGTCTAACTCGGCATCGTCTTCTATTATATCATCCTCCTCATCACCAAAGAAATCAGCGACAATTTGGTCATCTGATTGATCAGCATAGTCGGTGGGGTCTACGGCAACTTCATTTTCTTCTTCACGATCTTCTGTGACTGCATCAATTTCGCTTGGGTTGTGTGCAACTTCCGCAACCGTGTCCGCTATCTCCATCTGCGAATCATAGTAATCATCTGGCATGTTGTACATCTCTGTGTCGGATGTTTCGGTATCTAGGAGCACACCCGCATCTCCCGCCGAGCATGTGGAACATCCTGACAGTTCCGTGTCCACGAGGACACCCGCATCTCCGGCAGAGCAAGTGGAGCACCCTGTTATCTCGCTGTCACTTCCTCCAAATAAAAAGGAAGCAACGATAACAACCAGGAGAGCAATTGCGACGAACACCCAGTTATCCTTGGCAATGGCAACAATCTTCTTAAGCATTTATGTATTGTAAACATTTTTTATTTACTATAGTAAATGTTGACTTCCGTGACAATACCTCAAATCCGACTGATGCCAAGTGATACTGGTTTCATGCGTGGACAGCGTGACATCACATTTAAGATAAACACAGTTTCTCCAGAGGAATTTGGAACGCAACCGGTGGACAATTCGTGGTTACAGGCACAGGCTGCTTACTTTATGAAACTTGATAACGATGATTTGTATACTCTCATATCATTCACCGTCCGGAGTCACCAGTGGATCACCCCTTTTCTACGTTCTGGCAAACTCCCCGGCTCCAAGGAGCTGAAAATGATAGTGCAAGACAGTCAGCTGGCCCCGCTATTTCCCCAGATGAGAACGCTCGTGGATCGTGGAACCACTGTGTTTGGTAAGAAGAGCATGTCAAAGGAAATGTTCACCGATGTTGACCATAGGAAGTACGTGCGTAATTTGTTTGTTGACAAAAAGACTCCACTCGGAACAAGATACGTAGCATTCCAGATGCTCCTCCGGGGGAATGACTTCAGTGACCGTGCTCTCAAGATGGCCCTTGTCACATACCAACGTGATTTGAAAAGGTTGTTTGCCGGTAGTCCCGCAACTACGAAGAAAATGACTGTGTTTCGTGGAATTCTTAGAAATATCATTGGTTCAAAGAAGATTGTTCAGACAAAGGAACCATCGAGCACATCTTTTAGCATGGAATATGCAGGGGCGTATTCCGAGTCTAATAATGGTTCCGGAAGGATAATGAGGATTGAACTTCCAAAGGGGACCAAATGCCTGGCGTTGTGTATAGTAAACTCCTTTACAGAGGCAGGTGAGTTCGAAATTTTACTTCCCGCAGGCAAGTTTGTTGTTGAAAACACAGGAATACGCCGCAAGCTTGGAAAGGCAAACATTCTTACAAACACTATGAAGCTGAAAGTGTGATATCAAATGTTAGTTTTTTAGTGATATAAAAGAGACATCCGCCCCATAGAATGTCTATAAAGGCCGTCTTTGCGTCCCATTTTTCAAAGAGGGCATAATTTGTCCCATCGTACACTGCGTATACCAGCGCGCCTAGCAAGAATGCATCGGTATCTTTGGTTTCCTTGTGTATAAATGTGTTAAATAGCAAGATCATTGCCGCATATGCAACCAGAGCTCCCGTAGGTTTCACTGTCATCTTGTTTTGTTGTATATTTTCTGTCATTTTTGCAAACATCTTCCCGGCAACCAACCATATCCAGAGAAAGTCCAAAGTTAACATAATTGCGCTGCTTTTCAGAACTGACGAGTTCATTTTTTAATGGTAATATAATTAAATGACATTGCTTTGTTCGGTGTGTGGTAAACGGGTTGGCATGCTTGGATTCTCTTGCCCCTGCGACGACAAGAAATCCTTTTGTGCAAAACACAGGCTCCGAGAATACCATGCATGCCCAACCTTGGAAACCAAGGGAAAGGTTCACCTTGAGAAGATCGTTGCAGATAAAGTTAAGAATAGACTGTGACTAATTTAATAGACGTTAAAAATCACATAAATAAAAAAAGTCATAGTAATAAAAGCAATCATGCCAGGTGCCATTTCTCAGCTTGTGTCATATGGTGCCCAGGATGTATACCTCACTGGAAACCCCCAAATCACATTCTTCAAGGCAATCTATAGGAGGTACACAAACTTTGCAATGGAATCCATCCAGCAGTCCATGGATGGTACAACAGATTTTGGTAAGTTCCCTACATGCACCATATCACGTAATGGAGACCTTGCAGGAGCTATTTGGATCGAGGTAACTTTGCCATCCCTTCTTGGGTATAACATCACCCCCACTCCCCCCATTTCTCCTGGTTCGTCTACTCTCCAAAACGCATCAAACGTGATGGCAAACACAAGTTTGTTTACAGATACAAATGGTCACTACTGGCAAACCAGCGATGGCGCGGCATATTCTAACCTTGTTGCTGCCAACCTGAATGGTATTTACTATGCCAGTGCAAACACTGCCAACATGTCAAACACTGCTGCTTATTCTGGCAACATCATCACATGGCCTTACATGACATTCACCGGGAATGGGATGCCAAACACCCCTGCAATTTCCAACGTGAGCATTCCCACTTCAAACCTCCGATATGTGAACGGCATTGGTCTTGCGCTCTTCAACTCTATTGAGCTGCAGCTTGGTGGTCAGCGCATTGATAAGCATTACTCAGAGTGGTGGGACATTTGGTCGGAGCTCACCGAGACTTCTGAGCATCTGCAAGGCTATAACCAGATGGTTGGCCGGTACGATCCTTCGTACTACAATAACAATTGGGATGTGACTCAAGCAAGGGGTGGGACGTACTACATTCCTCTGAAGTTCTGTTACAACCTGAACCCCGGCCAGTACATGCCCCTTGTGGCTCTGAGTTATCACGATCTCAAGCTCAACTTTGACATCAATAATTATCTCAACTGTGTCCGGTGCAATTATCCTGTGACGAGTCTGACTTCTATGGTTGGTTCCAACCCTCTGAGTATTTCTAACTTCAAGTTGTACTGCGATTACATTTTCCTTGACGCCCCTGAGCGCATTAGGATGTCCGAGATTCAGCATGAATATCTGGTGACACAGCTCCAGTGGCAGGGTTCTGAACCGGTGACTGCCCCCAGCGCACCTAATGGCACGACAAACCGGAAATTCACCCTGAACTTCAACCACCCCGTCAAGTGTCTTATTGTAGCATATCAGGCTGCCAGTTCTTATGAACAAGGTGATGCTGTGAATGGCAATGATATTTTCAACTATCAAATACCTGGAGATGATAGCGCCGAGATTATTGAGTCCATGACTCTGCTCATCAACGGAAGCGAGCGTTTCTCTGCACGCCCCGGTGCCTATTTCCGTCTTGTCCAGCCCTATCAGCACAGTCTGCGCACCCCCTCCAAGAGTATCTATCTGTATTCCTTTGCCCTAGAGGACATTGACTCCAAGCAGCCCAATGGCAGTGCCAACTTTACCCGTTACGACTCTGCCCAGCTCCAGATGGTTCTCAACCCCAACTTGCCCTCTGGTCGTTTCCAGATTTATGCGCCCAATTACAACATTCTACGCGTGGCAGCAGGTATGGGCGGCTTGGCTTTTGCGAACTAATTTAGTACTCATCCTCGCTGTCAGACACCTCCTCACCGCGCGCCTTCCGCATCTTCCGTGACTTAGCGCGTTGCTTCTTTTCTTGGCGAGACAGCTCCCGCTTCTCTTCCTTTACCTTGTGGGTGTTACCAAGAGCATCAGTGTACTCGGTCTCCCGCTTGAGCTCGATCTTGGCTGCCTCTAGGGTGGCTGCGGACTGACCTGTGATGTCAACCTTGCCTCCCCCCACTGTCCACATCTCGGAGCACACAGACTTGACAAATTCTGTGCTGTGAGAAATGACTACGACGCCACCGCCAAAGGTATCCAGAGCAGTACTCAGAGCGCCCAGACTCTCGCGGTCCAGATAGTTGGTAGGCTCGTCAAGAACGATCACGTGAGGGTGCTGCCACAAAGCTGCTCCGATGACAAGTTTGACCTTCTGGCCTCCAGAAAGACCACGGATGCGAGAGTGAGTTGTAAACTCGGGATCCAGACCAAGCTTGGTCATATGGTCCTCGACATTCTTGGCAGTCAAGGGCTTCCCGAGCAGTCCATTGACAGCGGCATCCTTGGCGTCGATGTCGTTGAGGAGCTTTTGGAAGCCAAGCTGCTCCAGGGTCTCGCGGACAATCCAAGTCGAGGTCTCATCATTCTTCCAGAACACCTCATACTCATAGGAGCGCTTTAGCTTCCTGCGACCTCCAATGCGGTCAAGAGACTTCTTGACACCATCGATGACCTTGACCTCATACATCTTGGCGGTATCGGCGGCATTGCGTTCAGAGCGATCCACCGACTCCAGATCCTGGCCACTTGCATAGCGCCACTGAATGTATTGGTTAGGAGTCATGTCCAGGTGGTTCTCGATGTGGTGGAAAGCATGCTGGGCAACATAAGCCATCCGCATGTTGGGATGCTTCCAAACAGACCCCTCGGTGGTCTGGGTCTCGCCAGTCAGGACTTTGATTAGGGTAGACTTACCCGCACCATTGGGCCCGATGACACCGATCCGTGAGTTCATAGAAACCTGTGAGTTGACACCGCTGAAGATGTTGGGGCCGTTGGGATAAGCAAAGGAGACACCACGGAGCTTCATGATTGCACGATCCTTGGACGTGATGCCCTCCAGGAACCCTGGCTCAGGGAATTCCCACTTGGCGGTGGCATCCTTCAGGTCATAGTAGGCAGCCGCCTCAGGGCGCTTTGCCACAAACGCAGACAGGTTTCCGATGTGCTTGGAGAGCTTCAGGTTTTGCTCATAGTGAATGATGGCAGAGCACACGGCATCTAGGAAGCCAGAGTCGTGAGAAACGATGAGGGAAGATACATTCTTCAGACTGGTTAGATAGGACACAAGCCAAGCCACATTAGTGGTGTCCATGTGGTTGGTCGGCTCGTCGAGCAGGAGGACATCGGCATGCAGTAGAATGGCACGAGTGAGGGCCAGCTTCATCTTCCAACCACCTGACAGAGATCCCACTGGTAGATTACGCATGCTTTCGTCAAAGCCATTAGCCTCTAGCTTCTGGATAATTTCCTCTGCAGAGCTGATTTCCATCACCTGGTGATCCGATGTTAGGAAGTCGAACACAGTGCTCTCCGAGAGAGAAGAGTCAATGTCGTGCTCTACATATACCGTCCTTACCTCAGATGCACTGGGAAACCCTTCGAGCTGACCATTTGCAATGGCGCGCATGAGAGTACTCTTGCCCGCTCCGTTTGGACCAATGAGACCATACCGGTTGCCACGCTTGATGTTGAGGCGGGTAGAGTTTAGCAGAATCTTACCACCATAAGCAAGTGAGAAATCACAGTCGCACAGATCTTCACCTGGCTCAGTCTCCTTCTCTGCGTTGTCCTTTGCCTCAGGCTGGAATTCCTCAAACAGTTTGCGAATTATGTCGCTATCCGCAAAGTCAGAGAGAGCCTCTGACCATGCAGACATATCAGTTTCCTTGTGGCGGAATAGGCTGTCTACGACCCCTGCAATAATGTCAGCATTCTTGGGGCATGCACTGGAAACCACACCTTTGATGTCCTCAAAACTCACCTTGGAAAAGGAAGTCTGATGGAGATTGTATAGATAGTCATAGCACTTGGTTGCCACCGCGCGTGCCTCTGGGTTGGACATCCCCTCCATCGCATTCTTTACGTCATTGATGAGCTTGTCGGAGAAGTCATAAGCATCAGCAGGATCTTCCACGAGCTTGGCCATATTGTTGATGATGACACAGGTCTTGCGGCGCACCACAGTCGTGCGGTCCACAATACCACGGCATAGCAGAGGCACCAGGACAGCAAGGGTGCGTGCATCGACGGTCTGGACAAATGTGGTTGCAGATAGTTGATGGACGCATTCTGGGACCTGGCTGCTATCAGAGATGGCAGTGATCAGATGGGCAATGAATGGTTCGACGTCCTTGTTGCCAATGGATGTACAACACTTGGTGAGAGCAGTCTTTGCAGCTGCCTTCACCGAGGGACGGAGGTCTACCATACACTCGGACAGCATAGGAACAATTTCGGGGAGAAATTGAGAAACTTGTTCTGGGACGTTCTCCGCAATACTGGTAAGCAGAGACAGGGCTTTCTCCTTCACCTGCCACTTGGCAGTCTTATCGACTGGGAGGTTGTCGATCACATTGCGAACAAAGTGAGCGGGAATGCTAGGATAAGTAGACATGTTGGCAGATGACAGGATGTTTGCAATGATGGTAGCCATTCTGGTTTGTATATCCCAGATGCATATTTTATACGACTATGTGTCGATATAAAATATTGGTTATGTGTATATGACTCCTAAGCTACTATCGTCGCTGTTTGCAGCCTTCACGGGTCCTGGAATGCAGAAATTCGCTTCTAAGGTGACGAGTCGTGCCGTCATTGCTCCAGTTATATATGCTCTTATGTGTATGGCTGCTTTTGCCGTTGTGTATGCTCTCATTGGTTACAAAGAGCTGTTTGAAGTCACCGACGAAAACAAGGACAAAAACTGGGAGAACAGTGTCGTTGCAAGTGTAATGTTGCAATCCAATGCCATGGGTGATGTATCAGCAAAGAATTCTCTTGCTCGGTGGTTGATGACAGCACAGGTGATGTGCGGGTGGGCTTGGTTCATGGTTATCGCAGGCGTTATGATATAAATATATAAATGTATATCGACAAACTCTTTTCTCAAAAAAATGTTTGTGTAAGTTATACACCATGGATGCATTTCTCTTAACTCAGGCTCTGGAGCAACCCGCTGAGACCTACATTGACAAGATGGATAAGGTGGTTATAGTGGAGAAAAGGGGTTTCTCATTCATGAAGATGCTGCAGCTGATCCTGTCCCTTGCGATCAGCGCGTATGCCGCGTATCTGTCATGGAATTGCTCTGTGGGCGAACCCGCATTCATCCGCATTCTATCCGCGTTACTGGCATGGTTCTTTGGCGTGCTCTATATACTTTTTTACATTATGTTCAAATCGAAGTCTTGCGCAATGATGTAAAGATATGGTAAAAACTCCGCCATGTGCAACTGTATTCTGTGTTGATCGTGTACTTTTCGAAGACAATGTACAACCGTCTTCGAAGTAGTATTCTAGAGTCTTAATATTTATATCGACAAAATACTTTTTATGTATAATTATTTTCTTGACGTGTGTAATAATGTTGTCCGCACTCATTCGTGTTCACGGGAAGGAACATCAGGACGTTTCCTCAATTATCCCCTGTGTTGTACAAAAGAAGAGTGTGAAAAAAAACTCCGAAGAAAATGATAAGAAACCAGCTTCAAAATCCCTCGAAAAGAAGCCAAGAAAGCCAAGGGCTAAGAAAGCGCCTGTTCAACCTGAGGAGGAAAAAGGCATCGAGTATTCGGAGTTTGTTCCCATTAAGGTGGATAAAAAACCGCCCCCGGCTCCATATAAGGATGTTGATGATGATGATGATGATGGTGAATTCATGGCAATTACTGGCCTGGTTGATGATGATGATAAGTACGAGAATATTGATAATATGTACAGAAAAAGGGACGTGGAATGGGCAAATATGATGGAGGAAGCGGCAGCTGTGCTAGATGATGCAGAAGGCATTTCTGACACGGATGTAGATGGGTCATTGTCAAATTCACAATTTTCAGAGCATGATGTAGAAGGTTCCATCGTTTCGGATTTAGATACTATGGACGATGATGTTGCCGATGTTGTTATTGACGACGATATATTCTTTGAAAGACAAGTGTCGGAACCAAAGATAAAAGTTTACAAAGGACCTGCTTTGTTCAAGGACACAGACTATATCCCATAGCATATCACGTAAAAAATTATAAAATAAAATATGGTTTCATATCAACTATGGCTAGCACTGAAGCCAACAACATTATTGAAGTGAATGACCTCATTGAGGAGATCACTCCTGTCAAGGATATTGGCGAATATGTATCTGAGGAAGAGAGCCTTGGCGATGACAGCAATGACGAGGAGTTTGACTTTGACGAGGAGGATGGTGGTGATTTCATCCGTGTTGATGACATAGGCAACTCTGTAGAGCGTGTGGTTGATGTCCTTGGTGGTATCTTTGTATCCTCCGAGGGATCTACAATGGCTGATATTTTGTCCAAGATCTCTGAAACTCTAGACCGCCACGTGCTTGCGATCGAAGCACAGACTGCCATTCTGGAGAAGCAGTCCAAGGTCCTGTTCCGTCTCTCAAAGGCACTTGAGAAGAATTAAGAAATTTGATTTTTAGGAAGTGCAAATTTTGTATCAAATGAGGTTTCTGTTAACAGTTTGTCAAAATACAAGTGATTTATAATTTTTAGAGGATCGAGTTCTATAAGTTCTGCATCGTGTCTATCATTTTCCATGAGTTGAAGACTTTTCAAAAAATCTATTGTTATGCCAACACTTTTGGAGGAAACAGACCTTGTAATACATTTAAAAACACTCTTTAAAAAAAAGTGCGAATCATAAGAAACATTTTTGTCAGGAAAGACTCTGAAATGACCACTGTGCACCCGGTGGTTATGTAGTTTTTCGACATCAGCATTGACAAAATCATAGTCTATAATCGTGATAGCATATTCCATACTAGTGTAGTAATACTTGCCATCAACTCTGTACCTAGAAGAGGTTCTCTCAGTCTTCTTGGTAAGAATGTTATTCGTCGAAAGATCATTGTGTCTCCAACCAGGTATCATCCTCTGTACCGAAGCAATGGAGTATAGAACTTGGAAAATAAGCATCCTGAGAAAGTCATCATCATATGACATCTTTCTCAGGAACGCAGTCATATCCGTGTCAAAAATCTCCATGAAAGAAACATGATTATATTTACGTTGCAAGGGGGTTAGCTCTTTTATTCTTGCTGAAAGAATTGGGATCTTCTCCACAAAATTTTTAACATCCCGCGAGTCATACAACTCTAGAAAATGTGGTGTAATGTGCATGTTCTTTAGCTGCCGTGCAATTTTAGAGAATCTGGAGGAAATAGATACAGCATCTCTGTCCTTTTCTTTCTTTGCTCCAGCGTCATCTCCATCTGCAATTTTCTGTATAAAACGTCTGACTGTCTCGTCACGGTAATAACTTACTTTCATGGCAAACTTCTCAGTTTTACTATTGATCAAAAAAATGTCAGAGTATTTTCCAGAACCTATTTTCTTAAGAGATAACATTAATATTTTTCTCTTACTACATTTTATTTATACTATTTTTTGACGACTTTGGTAACTCAAATTAAAATAATTAATTTAATAAATGTCATATGTGTTGACTCCTCAACCAGGTTCTAATACATCGCACCAAATAAGAACTGCAGAGGCACTTGCCAATGTCCCCATCAGAGAGGCTTTGGAACTTGCAAAACAAAAAGCACGGAAGGCATTCCTGTTTGACCCCTTGAAACTGGGGGCCAAAAAAATAGGAGGCGGTGTATACGGAACCGCGTACCTCATGAAAATCACCCCAAGTGTTATTAATGGTTTACAGGAAGGGTTGGCATACGGAGGCGGGAGAATTGTTACAACAATGCCCCGCGTTGGAGAACAAGTTGTTATAAAAATAGCCCGGCAGAGTAAAAACAGAGATGCTGAATTTTACCAAGAGAACATTCGAGAGAACATAGTTCACAAGAGAATGTCCACAGCCCAATGCAGACCCGTCCCAAGAGCATCAAAACCAATTTGCGTTTCAAAATACGTCCCGCCTTTCAAACTGTCATTCATAGATGGTGCCCCAGGGAGACACGAATCTGTAACTGTGATGGGTCTTGCCGGGAATATGTCACTGAATAAATTTGTAAAGGGAAAGTCTATCCCAGCAACTTTTTATGTAGATGTCGAACGTGCGATTTGCAGTATGTGGCTTGATGGTTATCTTCACGGAGACCTGCACCGCGAAAACATAATGATAGATACCAGAAACAATAAAGTCCAGATAATAGATTTTGGGTTTGCTCTCAAAATGCCCCCTGCGTTTGTTGATGTACTTGCCAGGCGGATATCTAATATGGTATCCAGAGGGAATTTCCAAACCCTTGGTGACATATGGACAGAAAAACCAGTGGATGGTAAACTTCGTCTCATAAACTACTCTGATCGCGTGATGAAAGGTCGTGGTTTTCCATGGTACAATCCTGATTACAAGATTCTGA